AACATGATTAATACATGAAATAAACCTATTTATATGCTGATTGTAGTAGATTATCAATGGATATCAGCCTAAATAAAGCAACTATTAATATTTAAAAGCAATAAGAAATATAATTAATAGTATGATTAATGTTTTTTAAGGTTTATATATTTTTTATGTATATTAAGAGAGTGGAGGAGGTTATTATTTGAAAACTGACGAGGTGTCAGTTTTTCCTGTAAGAAACAAGCTTTTGACAAACGGCGGGGGCGTTTGCATTTTTATATTTGTGATTGTAGACAGATTTTTTTTGACTTTTAAGGGGCGCATTAGTTCCTACATACGCTAACGCTATTCCGTCACACGACCGCAAGCGGTTGCGCCTTAACCGCTTCGCTTTATGGTGCTAGACGCTATGGGAGGCATTAAAAATGCCCCCTATACCCCCAAAAAATTAACTCCACACTTCACAGTGCAGAGTTAATAAAGTATAAGATTTACATCAAATCTATAAGCAAAGACAAATTAGTAACTATATTTGTACATCAATAACTAAAATATTAATCATATGAATGAAGATGTAAAGCAAAAACTAACTGCATATTTAGAGAATGAGAAAGCCAAACAACAGAAAGTTATTAAATATGTTATAATAGCTTCTATAACTATAGGCTTAATAATTCCTTTATTATATATATTATTTGCTTTTATAATGGTATTTAAATACAATATGTAATATTAAAGTTTAAGTAAAGTACCAAAAGCACCGCCTAAAGCACGAACATTATTTAAAAATGGATTATTAGAATATAAATTAAAATAATTCATAAGATTACGTTGCCATTCATGTGCTTTATCATAATTTAGATCATAATTAAGTCTATCTAATTGACCATTTTTCAAATTAAAATCAGAAATCAAACCAGCAATTTTATACGGATTTGACCGCTGAATGTCCCAAGCAGAAGTATTATTATAATTAGCACGTGACTCTAACTCTCTCTTTTTAAAGGGATTAAGTTCTTTCATATCCCAAGCAGAAACATTATAAAAATTAGATAATGAATAATTCATATTTGCAGCCGCTCGGTAATTCATACGTTTAAAATATTCAGTAACTGCTAATTCTGCATTAAGTTGTATATCTGAATTTAATTTTTTAACCTCAGTATTATATTTGTTAGTTAACGCTCTCATTTGCTCGAGTGTTTCGGGCATTAAATTTCTAAGTTGATATTCTTTTATAAGATTATCCCACTTAATAGTATTGCCTTGCTCTACAATATTTGCAATTTCTTGCGATAACTTTTCAACGGTTTTGTACTGTTGCATAGCTATACCTTTATTTTTCGCATCGCTGTAAGTCATAGGTGAGCCATCAGGATTTGACATCGGTTGTGAATTCTCATCATATGCTTGTGACTGCATGAATGTTGTATTTAATTCCTCTTGTACTGCAATAGCTAACTCTTTGCGTGCTTGCGCTCCTGCTAATTTAGCGTTTGCAACTGCTTCCTGCGCTTCTGTCTCACCTTCACCACCTGACAAAGCATCTTTTTTATTATCTATTAATTCTTTACGTCCTAAGTCGTAATTATTACGTTCAAAATCTTTAATTTTATTCATGCTATCAGCGAATAAATTGCCTACGTTCTGAAGAGCATTTCCAAAACTTGGATCAAATCCACTTGGCATATTTTCGACAGGTGCAGAGCCTGCACTATTAGAATTAACTGCGCTTGCTTGGGCGTTGTTATCGTATAAATAAGGGTTATATCCTGCGCTTTCTATACGATTACGAACATTTACTTCATTTGTCCATTCTCTATTCTCTTGATTTACTTTATCATTGTATTCTTGTTGTTTCCTTAACATCAGTTCTTGGTGTGCTCTATTTCGAGCATTCTCTTTTCTTTGCGCTCTTGCTCCAAAGATTGAATTTATTGCACCGCCTATAAGATTTAAACCACCTGAAGCTAATCCACCTGCAAGTGCAGCACCTACTCCGTTACTTTGTTGTTGTTCCATAATTCACAATTTTAAAGTTATGAAATAGTAGGGGGCAAATTCCCCCTACTTTTATTATTCAGTTCCGCCTGTACTTTCTTCAGTACTTCCTGTATCGGCTGTGGCTGTTTCTTTTCCACTTTCTGCAACATAATCAGTAAAGTTAGCGATGTGATTTGCAAACTTATCGTTGTCTGTCATTGTCATATTTCTACGACTTGGAAGAGTTGCCATAAGTGTCTCATCGTCCACACCTCTATTACCATTATCTGTTGGAATTGCTTCCATCATCTTTGCATACTTTTCTTTCTCGAGTGCACTAACAGTAGGCGATAATAATTTTGTTACTGCCGATGTTGGATTACCTGTAAGTGGATCGATAGGGAAAAGTGTTTCTACTACTTCCTCTATTTCTCTGTTAAGTGCTGGTAAATCTCTATTAGGTTCTGTTTGTACTTCCATTGCCTTTATATCGTCATTAGACATATAAGGGAAAAAGATATTTAAATTACTCATATTTATATTCCTTTCTTTTATACTTTTGGCATTCCATCAATACTCATATCTGATACTTTTACAATGTTGAAATAGCAACCTCCAAACACTTGATCTGTTAACTCTGTACCGTTGTAATTTACTGCAAAAACATCATCAAGCCATTTTGGATTGATTTTGAATGTCGAAATATTGAAGTTAGCCATACTTTCACCACGTGCACGTGCAACAGTCCAATAGCTTAGGGGTTCATTGTGAACAAACTGACCATGATTAATATCTAAAGCTGTTTTGTACTCGCTGTATCGTGGTTGCCAACCAAATGCACCTAAATTCTTTATTCTTGAATTAGCTAAATTATTATTATACTTGTAACTAATATTTTTAGCAAATAATGGTTGCATTCCGAGATTTTCGAACTCAGGCACGAAGAAGTCGCCACGCTCTATTTTTTGTACAAAAGGGTCAACTCGTTTACTATCATACTGTACATCAGGAACAAGTGAGTAAATACACATCAAAATACCGTGTTCTTTTGCGTCAAAGCGAATATGTCCGCTACCGCTTCCTGTAGCTTTTCCTGTCGTGCGTCCTAAATAACCACCAAAAGATGTATCTTTTGTACCTGTTACGGTTGTACCGCTCGACTGCGTTACATCACCAACTTGAATATTACTATCGAAACCACCTATATAAGTACATCTACCATCTCTACCTTCTTCTACTGAAATTCCGAAATGTGCTTCCATTTGCTCCTTGTAGGTCTTTCCTGCACGCATTGTAACAGATGCAAGTTTTTCAAGTGCAAAAGCATTACGAATATCAGCAACAGAAATCATAGTTCTCTTACTGTCTACACCATTTTCTTTAAGGTTTTTTCCAACAATAACGACACTATCTCTATACTCGTGTGTTCCACCTGTGACATTAGGTCCTTTTTCCATAACGATATCACTACCACCTGTAAAGAATTGGGGATTAAAATCGTCCAAACTGAACAATGGAGTAGGGCGAACATTAGTCAAAAGGTCTTTTTGAGCATTACGATAACGAAGTGTAAACCAATCGTAGTCCCATGGTTCATTGGGAATAGTCTCTTTTACTTTACCACTTCCAAAAAACATATCAACATTAAAACTTTCAAGTTGATACTCTTCGTAGGTTGTATTACGATAGAAGTCGTTATATATCTTTTGATAGGCTAGACCTCTAAAAGGTGTACATTTTCCAATAGTTGTAGATATTGGGTTTGTGTATGGAACACCTGCGGAATTTGCATATTTACCATAGCCTAAAAGATCGAGAATTCGATAAACGCCTTTATTTTTATCGAAGCCGTGTATATCTTTAGCGGTATTTGTTTTACACCAATCCACTAATTTTTGAACATCGAAAGAAACGCAAGAGGGAGGTGTTTTGCCTTTAAAGGCATACATAAATGAGGACTTGTAATCGCTCATACCTGTTATAAATTGGTCGAAACCACTCCATAACTGTTTGTAAGGCACGAAATAAAATTCATAAACTCCTCGCATACTCATAAACGCTGCACTATTCATTGGCAACGTACGCATGAAGTCGCTCGCATTAATTTCAACGTGATCATGTGGAAGTAAATCCAATGATAAGACAGGGAGCAAAGCACCTGCGGGCGCTGTAAATAGGTGACGTTGTGAAATGTCGAACGCATTACGAGGGCGTGTCGCCTTAGTAGGTTTAATTAATGGTACTTTTGAAGTTGACATAATTAATTTAAAATTAAATAGTTATACATATTTGTTTAATAATTGGTTAAGACATTTTTCTAACTCCGTTAACGGTTGTATTGTTTACTTTCTTGGACTTATTCCTAAGATCAAGTTTTTTCTTTTGCTCATTCTTATAGGTTTCAAAAAAAGTTGTTTTTCGTGGGTTATACTCTTTATCAAATTTTTCATCGTCAAAATAGCCGTGAAAGTTGTAAGGAGTAACCCAATATTTAAAAGGAGTTCTTTCTATATAATTAATATATGGTTGTAAATTTATATCTTTCCTATTTTCTCGTTCAAAGTTCAAGTTATATCCGTGAACTGTGAATTTTTTAATATGTGGAATTGCTTGTTTAAGAATGGGGAAACATTCTAATTCTGCCGAATAATAGCCTATTTCCTCAATTAAGTTATTAAACGTATTATAGAAGTTAGACAGCTTATCCTGTTCATATAAATAAAGATAGCGGTCAAACATAAAGAGATACACAGAAGTAAAGTCAGAAAAATGACAATATCTCCTAAGGTCAATGTCTTTAGAGCAGTCATAACACTTTTTGCTACTATACCAATTCGTGTCGTTATCCATTTCAAGTTGAAAATACTCATCAGCTTTGAAATTAGCGCACCAATTCCTGAAAGTATCTTCACGGTGTACTCTAAGATAACGAGACAAATTAACTCGATTAAATCTAATATTATTCGTAAAAGCATACTCTATAAGTTTAACGTTAATATACTCTTTCCATTCTCTGATGTGCTTAGAATAGAAGTTATAAGTGTGATATTTGAGATCATTAGATAAGTTACTATATCTATAACATTTGCGGAATACGGTAGATAATGTATCTTTGGATATAAGAAGATTAACCGTCTTTTGGGTTCCATCTTTTTTAGTAAACGTTGTAGGTTTTCTAAGCATTCCGATATCGATGCGTGCGAAAACTTCTTCTTTGCTATTTTGGAATTCACCAATAATAGGGTTTTTACTTTGTAAGTGGAACGGCTTTGTACAACGTTCTCGTAGCACCTTTGGTAAACCCAAATTGCCTGCAACATATTCCGCAACATAGTAAGCTGTGTTTGGATCGCAGATATTGATGTGTTCGGAGGTAAGAAAAGTATCCGCAAACGGTTTAAACTCATACTTATTAAATGTGTCTTTTTTCTTGACCCAAAGACCCCACGACTCAACGATGAAAGCTTTAATCTTAGAGAGGACTGTGGGGGAATCGATGAACAACACACCGTGGTAATGCGGACGGTAGGTCTTTGGTCCATACTCTGATGCGATAAAATAGCGGATTTTTTTTTCATTTTGTGGAATATTTAATTTATCAATTTTTTTCCTCAATCTTTTGAGAAAATTCTGTATGTCTTTTTTGCTAACTGTTGCAAATTGTAGATTATTCTTACAATAAATTTTGTTATTTTCTATCCAAGGTATACGTGTATCATCGTTAAAGCGATAATCACCGTTATAGTTTTTAGAATTAAAAGGGCAACTATCATGTAAATCGGCAGTTCTGCCAATAGGTTTAAGTTGCATTTCTCCATGTTTGCCTGCAAAGGCTTCCATTCGTGGTATAAATTCATTATCATAGGTTAATGTAAACATAACACTAAATAGATGTTGTTTTATTTCTTCACGAACTCGTCGAGATTGTTTACTTGCTTCTACATTTACACAATATGTACAATTATGGCAAGGCACAGTTTCATAGTGTCCTGTATTTTTATTGTAAATATAGGAGGGAGAAAGACAGCCGAAAAGGTTATCATTTGGCTCAAATTCTTTTGCAGTGAAAGATTTAGTTTCGTCTATCATAGTAAAAAGCATTTATCAGTTAATTTTACTTCAGGGTGCTCAGGATGATTAGAACATATAAAACTGGTAAAATGTCCTGAGCTACTAAAGTTAACCACACACCAACTACAATCACCGCAAGTAAGAGTGTAATTACATATTTCATTGAAATTTTGCGACATATCAAAGTTCATGCCACAAATATAAAGAATTGAGACGAAAAAGTTATATAATTAATATTATGATAAATAAGTATTATATAAAACAATATTGTGCTTTAATCTCTTCTCCTATCCATTTTTAAAGGTTATTCTTTGGTAAGCAATAGTTATTCTCTTTTCTTACTAAAGTTGTTATCTATTTTGATAAAATATGTAACTACGAAAGTTATAATGCAAGTTATCAAAACAAAGATGAAGAAGTTTTGATATCCAAGTATAGATTGTAACCGGCCTGAAACCATTCCAGGTAACATCATAGATGCTGCCATAAATCCTGTACAAATGGCATAATGACTTGTTTGGAACTGTCCTCTACAGAAATACAACATATATAATGTGTAGGCAGTAAAACCAAAACCATAACCAAATTGTTCAATAAAAATAGATGTATTGATTAGCCACAAGGCATCTACTTGATAATAACTTAGATAGATATATACGGCATCTGGAACTGTAATAGCAATGACCATAGGCCATAACCACTTCTTAAGTCCGTCTTTGCTCACTAAATATCCGCCTATAATTCCACCGCCAAGTAAACCTATAACACCCACAGTTCCATATACTAAGCTAAATTCTTGAGGGGATAATCCTAAACCTCCAGCATGCTTAAAGTCTCTAAGAAATAGGATAGAAACCTTAGATAACAATGCTTCTGGGAATCTATATAACAGCAAGAATAATATAGTTGTGACGATATAAGGTTTTTTAAAGAAGCTAGAGATGGTCTCTATTAAGTCTTTCCCTATCCTTTTAATATCTTTTTGGTTGATATTTTTATCCTTCTTTGGCGTAGGAAGTCGTTTAATGTGATAGAGATAAACCGCTATAAATAAAGCAGATACGATGTAAAAGATAATACTCCACGAGAAACGGATTTGCCATCTGAATAGAACTTGCAGTGAACCTGCAAGGAATACGAGAAATCCTTTACCAAAGATAGATGCTATTTTGTAGAAAGTATTGCGTATTCCGTTGAATAAGGCTTGATCGTGTTCGCTCAAGCCAAGCATATAAAAGCCATCTGCAGCAATGTCATGAG